CCATAATCAGAATAACGATCACTTTTATCTGGGTTGTATTTTACTTCTCTCCAGTTTACAGGATTATCAACAGATGGAGGAACTAACCACTCTTCTACACTAACTTCAGGAAGAACTACAGAACCGCTAGCTAAAGCCGCTTCAGCAGCAGCAGTTGCTTCTTGTCTTTTTTTAATTCTACTTCTTTTACCTCCCCTACCGGGTCTAAATGCAGTAGCCATTATCGTTATCTCTGTACGTTCTTAGTTCTTTATGAGGATGCCTTGAAAAGACGCCCCCACTTCTACGTTGGTAGTATCGGAAAACGCTCGGCACTCTATATCCGTCTTTTCTTCTACCTTGAACGGGTACGTGAGTGGTAGCACTAGCAAGGAACTCTGCATGGTCTGTACTATGCGCGTGCGGAACGTATTAGAACCGAAGTCTCGTGTAACGAAACTTGCAGTAACGTGTTTGTTTGCTAGAGATATTGCAGAGGTAAACGTAACGTCGTCTAGGTACAGAGAGTATCCGGCAGGGACTGTATAAGCAGCGATCTGAGACTGGTTATCTCCCTGTATGACGTGTGCATACGTAACTCCTGTAGGTACTCCAGAACTTACTCCGCTGTTAGCTACGTATATGTCTCCCGCAGCCGTGCCACCACTACCAGAGGTAGCTACAAATATCCTGTTAACACGTAACCACGAGCTAGCATCGCTTACCTGCACCTGAGTCTGGCCGTTCATATTAACAGTTACGCTCTTGGCGTTGTAGCTGCCGTCCACACCTTCCACAGTTACAGTATTAGCTCCCGTACCCCCGTTAGAATCGGCAGTGCTAGAACTACTTATGTACACAGTGGAAGCAGATGTAAGGTAAGGGTAGTTACCGCCAGTACCCCACACAGTCTCTTCAGTGCCATTTATGTCAGGATTAAACCCAAACTTGTATACGGTACTAGCCCCAGCTACCTGACCTTTTGATACTTGTAGCTCGTAGGGTTCTTGAACTGCCATAGCGTTTCTCAGTGCGTTATCTAGCTGGTTAAAGTAAATACGCAGTACTTTGTTAAACTCTTCAAACGACTCTTGGTCGTATACCTGCGGAGGATACGGTAGCGCCGGAGCACGAAACGGTACGTCATACCTAGTATTGTCTACAGCCATTATCGTCTGCCATCAGGTCGCATATCTATACGGGGAGAACCTAATTGCCAAGTAACTCCAATATCGCTAGATTCTACCTTGATTGATAGCTGCCGTCCACGCACTCTAGTATAAAGTTGATCTGTAAACTGCTCTACAGGTAGCACTGCGGTGCGCGTTATTGAGCCGCTGTTAGACCCTCCTACGGACGTGGGGTTGTTATACCCTGCACCAGAATCTGTTAACGGGAGCAATGTCATAGTAGCACTGGGAGACCCTGCTTCGGAGTCATCAAACCGTATGTCAGGTATTAGACGCCATATAAACGCGAACTTATGCCCATCGTCTAAGTCAAACTGCGCGGAGGTAATATAGGCAGGAATAGCTGCTGTAACACCTGTCTCATTGTCGTCTACGCCCTGCTCTTGATTTACTAAGTTGTAGGTGTACGTAGCTGCTAGAGGGTTGGTACGCAGTCCAGAGTCAAGCCACGCACTGCGCGTCATGGTGCCGTAGTACCATACTTGTTCTAGGTAGTTATACACTACATACCTGTCAGCAACCAGAGAATCACTTGAACAGTAGAACCACCATATTTCGTGGTACGATTCATTAGTCCCCGCGAACACGGAGTCGTACTGTTCTTCGTTAAAGTCGTTAAACACAAACTTACGTAGGTCGCACTTTAGGGGTTTAGTACGGCCATCATACATGTAGAATTTGTCTTTGCCCATCCAGTATGCTACGCCATTGGCGTATGCCACAGCGTTTTGAGAAGCGGTAGATATGTTCTCTCCTACCAACTGCGCAGTCCATACCACTGGAGCGCCCACGTACTGTAGTGCATACAAGGCTGAGTCAGTCCACACTAGTACTTCCTGACGTGCTTGTTTGGCGGCCACGATTCTTGAGCCATTAGACAGTACGAGATCGCCTGCTTGGTTTGTTGCGCCGGGAGTCCAGTTAGTAGCATCTTCTTGATCTGACCACCGGATAAGCATAGGGTTCTGGGTAGCACTGCCCAAGGTGTTAGCGCCAAAACAAAATACAAACCTGTTTATATCAGACACTAAAATAAACTTTTGCGTAGTGGGTACATTAGACGCACCCGATAGGGTAGATAACTCTACACCCACACCACTTACTCCGCCACTAGCGTCCCAAAAATATATGGGGCTATCGTCGTGCGAGAACAATAAGTCTTCTCCAAAGTTAGCCTGACTCCATATCCGTATGGACTCTGTAGAAGCTGAACCTGTACTCCACGCTCCAGACCCCCACGTATTCGCTCCCCAACCTACTAGAGGCGTGGCTTGCGCAGGGCCGACATTTATCTGGTAAACAGCAGTTACAGTACCCCCACCCGTAGCCGCGCTAGAAGCTGTACTAGAAGCTGTTATGGTGTATGAACCAGAAGCCACTGTTTGGATTTGGAACTCGCCATTGAGGGTCAACCCGCCAACTGCGGAAGCGTTACTAAACGTAACAAAGTCCCCAAGAGTATAACCCCCCACTGCATCTGTAACAGTCACAGTAGCCGAACCAGATACGGTGGTAAACGGGTTAGTCAGCGTATTAGTAGCGCGTGTTGGAGTTACATTGTAGTACAGCCCGCCTTGTTCAATATAGAACTTTAGGTTCGTACCTACCCCCACAAGGTTTTGGCCGCTCAGAGTTACCCAGTTCCATAAAGAACGGCATACTCCGTCGAATATAGACGTAGATATACGCTGCCACCCACCTATCTTTTCCGGCGTACCTTGACGAAACCGTACTTTATCGCACTCATACCATCCACCTTCACTGGTGTACCTAGTATTCTCGCGGTTTACTCCGGCCTTTAGCTGTAACTTCTTTAGTGGCATATAACACCTATATACGTTCTAGTAGCACCAGACTACGGGGGTAGTATCTCTAGTGTCTACGTGGATAAAGGTTTTTGCTACACCTATACCATTAAACCCCATTGCTTGCGCGTTCTTAATGATAGCATACGACTGACTACCATTGGATACTTTGATGTCGCAGGCTATTCCGCGTGCGTGCGTGCCCGGCTTTGATTTTCGCGCCTCTATGCTGTGGCTGGGGTCTCTATACCCGCTGGTGATAATAAATGGAAAACCACACATGTGGCGTAGCTCATCAAGTTTTACCAAGAAATCGTCACTCATCTCGTTGTTGCCGGTCTCCTGACAGTCAAAGTCAGCCCGATTAAAGTATCTCATTTGCGCATACCCATTAGTTTGCTCGCACCTTTGATGCCAAAGCTAGCGGAAATAGCCACAAACAGTAAGTATTGATACCATTCTGGCAGATTATTGAGGGCGGCAAATGCTTGCTCAACTCTATGTATTACCGACATATCATTTACCACTATGGCATACCCAACCATAAAGATGGGTACCGCTAACACAATTGTCCAAAATTCGTCTTTCCAGCTCGATGCAGAAGCATCAGCCATTTTAGCTTCCCAGTCAGAATCATTCTGAATAACGCTCATTTTGGCTTCGTGCTTTGCTTTTGACTGTTCAGCTTTATTTTTTAGGAACCCGCCAGCTAAATCTGCAATGGGGCCAAGTAGTAATTTAAGCATTAGTACATTTTCTCCACACAATACAGGCCAATAATAAGTACATACATACCTCTAGCGACCATATCAAAACGATCAAACTTAGCAGAGCCGTCGTCGAGTCGTTTTTCTATACGCTCAAACTTTTCCTCGATAGCCTGCATTCTTACTGCGCATTCACGCTCGTGAGCCTCCAGCTTTAAAAGTGCTTCCTTAACCGTTGCCATTTATGGCTCCTAATATTAGTGCGAACACAAAGTAAACGGCATAGCCAAGTACAGCTATCCCAGTGATCTGGATACTATTCCAGAAGAATGCCTTTCGCTTTCTTGCCTGCAAATAGACTGTCTTTTCTCTCTGCGCGGCAATAGACCTACGTAGTTGGACTAGCTCGTTGTAGCCATCCTTGCCGTATTGATACATCAAGAGTTCCCTGAGTTCGCGTTCCATCTGCTGTGTACGCTTAGTCCGAGCGTATGTCTCCATAGCTTCTTCGTTGACAGACTTGGCGGCAATGATCTTCTTAAACAGCGGGGGATTATCAGCCTGACGTTTTGCCTCCGAAAGATCAGACACAGCACCATAGAATCGCCCGATCTGTGACAAGGTATCTTCTACTTCTTTGCCAGCAGACACCATACGCTTGATAGTGCCAAACGCATTTACGGCTACTGACATTGCTGTGACTGGATCAATCATCGAAAAGCCCTTCTATTCACTCAGACGCAGAACGAATGTCTTTAGCAACGCCTTCGACAGCAGTGGCAGACCCTGAGCCTATGCCCTTGGCTGTATCTACGACCATAGTCTGAGCAGAATCTACAGTAGTACCTACAATTTCTTGTGCGCCATCTACTGTCCCGTTAAATGTGTTACAGCCCATAAGGGCTACTGTTGCTAGTGCTATTAAGTATTTCATTATATTTTCCTTTTAGGTCTCTAGACCGTATCTTGCGTAACCCTTCGCTACGCTATATTCAAGTGTGTTCTTGTTAAAAACAAAACCCCAAAAAATTATTTCATCAGCCTCCCTATGTGTTGTCGGTGCAAGCGGATACTGTAGATCATTGTCTCTACAGAAATTAATAATGGTTGATGGGGATGCTTTGCAGTAAACATCAACCCAATCTGAAGACGTTCCGTCCTGAAAGTGCGTGACAGCATAAAAACAGTTGTCCATTGGCAACACAGGTTTAGCGCCATCGTATTCTCTTATTACAACTTTAAGCTGTACGGCTTTAGTTACCAAATCAAATTTAAGACCATACCAATGTTTTAAGTTACTATTAGGATAGCTAGTTCCAAATGAAAGCTGTAGAGCCTCTGATGGAAACGCATTAAGCCCATACCAACTAATGCTTGGGTTTGTATAAGGCTCCCTGTATCCGTCATACCGACCTACAAGATTATTTCGGCTTACCCCGAAAGGACTATACGTAGGAAACTTTTCTCTAAGTTCTTCTAGTATAGCTTTGCTTTCGTTTGCACCGACCGTGAAATCTTGTCTGACAATCGAGCCGTCTACGTATACATCGTCACGTAATTCATGTCTGTGCTGAGAATAAAATGCCATGTTTATATCTCTAGTCCGTGGGGATCAGGTCAATGTCTTTTTGTGTGTACTGTGAAACTCTAAACATTTCTTCTAAGTTCCCAGAGTGACCGCCCTCTAGCAGTGAATCTAAAAAATCTGTACCGCCTTGTTTAGCTAGCGCCCACTCAACAATGTTGGCTTTTGTCACGTCCGAAAACGCTACAAAAGATTCAGCAGTGATAGCGTCTACATCTAGTTCTGTTTTAACAAGTCCAATGCTGTGATTATCTGGCAAGCTAGTCTCAAAAAAATGAATCTCCCACTCGACATATTTTACAATATCAGTGAAGCCCTCAGTCGTAACGCACCCTACTCGTTTGAGTTCTGAGGTGTAATCAATTGTCATGCTCATCTGGTAACTCCTAATGGTAAATTTTCAGCCAGCCCTTTTCTTAGCTTGGCGGCTCTATGCGATGTT